ACTGCATGGTGCTGCTTTCGGTGTTGTTTCTTGCGAAACGGTTGGTTGGTGAAGAGAAGTATATGTTGCGCAAGATCGCGTGGTACTAGGAAAAACCCTAACCCCTCGCGTCGACGGGCTGGGTGTGCGGGGTGCTCAGTGCCAAACGCTGTGCCGCGGCGCACCCAAGGCCACCAGGTTCTCGGCGACCTTCTGCACCGGGGCGCCCTTGTGGTATTGCTTCAGCCACCGGGTGAGCGGCCACTCGCTGCGCTCCTGCTGGTAGCCAACCACCTCGCAGCCCTGACCCCTCAGGGCCTCCTTGAGGCGCGCCATGTCGCCGGGCAGCACGCGCGCAACCAGCCACTGCTCGCCGGTGTGCGGGTTGTGCCAGGTGACGTGGTAGCGGTTGGCCGCCGCCGGGTCACAGACCTTGGCGATCTGCTGATCCACTTCGTTCATTTCGATGCGCTGCATCTCACTTCTCCCAAGTTGTGGTGGCCGCTTTGCGCTCCGCGATGACCTCGTCGATGCGCTTCACCAGCACCGCCTGCTCGTCTACGAACTGGCGCCGGATGTAGGCAGTGCCGCAGTCGAAATTCAGCGCCAGGCGCTTCACTGCGGTCAGTAGGTCGATCAGCTCTTGGCTTTGCTGGATGGTCATTCTGCGATCCTGGTTGGTGGGTGACACTGGCCTGCCTCGGGGCAAGCCGCTGCCACCGCAGCGGGTTGTGGGTATCAATGCTTGACGCGAATGTAGGTGGGGCCTTCGCGCACGCCGTCGCACCAGCTTGGGCGCGTCATGACGCGCACCCAGTTAGCGTGCTGTTCGAGCGTTGGCTCATCGTGGCGCTCCTGGCCGGTCACGATGCGGCCGGCGGGGCCGCGGCGCACCGCTTCGTCGGAGAGCAGGTAGGTCTCGCCGGGCCCCACCAGGTACTGTTCTTCGCGCAGGTACTTGACGGCCAGGTCGAAGCTGGTCGCGGCGATGTAGATGGCGATGTAGGGGCGCCGGCCCTCGGGTGTGGCGGGCGCGAACTGCAGGGCGCAGTAGATGCGGGGCTGGGTCATGTCGTTGCTCCTGTGAAAGGGTTGGTTGACAAGAGAAAGTATATGTTGCGCAACATTGTGTTGAATTAGGGGAAACCCTAATCGCGCCGGCTTTCCTGGCGGGTCTGCAGGTACTCCTGCAGGTGGCCCACCGTGCCGGGCCGGTCGAGCCAGACACCGACCTGCCTGACGCCGTTCGTGCGCGTCTCGATGATCTGGACCCCGCCGCCTTCGCGGTACGGCCGCACCGTCGTGTTCGGGAGCGAGGCGATTTGCTGGAGGAGTTCGGGCACAACATGGCGCGACTGGCGCTTCGTGAGCTCATCCCGCAACGCGCGCCGCCAGCTAGGCGAGTAATTCTTGGGCGCGCGCTCAACGGCGGCCACCGCTGCCTCAAGCTGATCGGCGCGGAGCGCGCCAGCTTTGCCGCGCATGTTGACTGTGTAGGCGAACACCATGGCGGCTCCTCAAGCGTAGCGGTTGCGAATCAAGAACTGCACCAGCTCCAGGCGGCTGCCTTCGCGGTACTTGCCGCCGACCGGCCACACGTAGCACTTGCCGCTGCTCAGTTCGCCGATCATCTTTTCGGCCGCCTCCTCGCGAGCTGCGATGCGCGCGTGGTAGCGGTTTTCACTCTTGATGCGGCGGGCTTCGCGGGCTTCGAGTTGCCGGTAGATGTCCATGTCGTTGCTCCTGGTTGCAAAAGGTTGGTGGTGGACGAAACAAATTGTTGTGCAACAAAACACGCAGGTCAAACAAAGCCCGACCAAATCGGTGGTCAATTAGGGAGAACCCTAGTGCCGTGTGGCGAGTGCGCAACAAAGTGTTGCAAGGAGCCAACAGACTGTGCTACAGTCGCGCCAAACCGCGTACAGCGCGGGCCAAGAACAACACGCCAGTGGCTTCCCCTCTTGAGGGCGAAGCCATGCCTGTTTCAGACGCGGGATAGCTCAGCCTGGTAGAGCAGCGGCTTCATACGCCGCTGGCCGGCGGTTCGAATCCGTCTCCCGCAACCATCTCCGAGGCCTCCCATGACTCTGATCGACAACTGGAAGGCAGTCCGCAATCCTGTCCGGCGCCGAGGTGGCGCTGCCGCTGTTCAGCGACGCTGTGCACCGCGGCACGTTCGCGGCGCTCGCCATCGTGGTCTCCCTGGGTGCGGCGGTGTCGCGCCTGGTGGCGCAGCCGAAGCTGCACCAATGATCCCGCCGCAGGCTCGCACCAAGGTCGCGGCACTCGTGCTCAGCGCCTCCGCCCTGGTGGGCCTGGCGCTGCACGAGGGCTATGAGCCGGTGGCCAGGCCCCCGGTGCCGGGTGACGTCGACACGGGTGGCTTCGGTTCAACCCGTCGCGAGGACGGCACGCCGATGAAGCCGGGCGAGAAGGTGCCGCCCACGCGGGCCCTGGTGCTGTTGCTCAATGACGCCGCCAAGGCAGAGCGCGCCGTCAAGCGCTGCGCGCCGGTGCCCATGCACCAGTACGAGTTCTCAGCCTACGTCTCGCTGACGTACAACATCGGCGAGACCGCGTTCTGCACGAGCACGCTGGCGCGCAAGCTCAGCGCCCTGGACTATGAGGGTGCCTGCCGCGAAATTCTGCGCTGGGACAAGTTCCAGGGGCGGCCGCTGCGAGGCCTGACCAACCGCCGCCAGGTTGAGTACAGGCAGTGCATCGGGGAGGCTGAGTGATTGCGCCCGTGCTTGCCACCTACGCCGCTCAGGCCTGGGTGAAGGCGGTGGCGGTGCTTGCCCTCGTGGCCGCGCTGTTCGGTGCCGGGTGGCACTACGGCGCTCACTTCGCGCGCACCGAATGCGAGGGCGCTCGAGCGGTTGAGCGCAGCCAGTGGGAACAAGAGCGGGCCCGCCTGGCGATGGCCTACGCCGCGGCCGAGAGCGCCGCGCGAGCTGAGGAGAAGCGCCGTGCCGAAGAGTCAACGAGGATCGTGGGTGAGCTGGAGCGGGCCCAGGCTGCTACTGCTGTTCGTGCTGTTCGCGCTGAGCGCGCTGCTGACGGCCTGCGCGACACCATCGCCGCCCTCAACGCCCGCCCCCTGCCCGACGCCCCCAGCTGCCCCGCGGCTGCCGGCTACGCTCGCGAAGCCACCGTCGCCCGAGAGCTCCTCGGCGCGTGCGCAGAAGAGTATCGAGGAGTGGCAGCGGAAGCTGACCGACTCCGAGACCAAGTGACCGGGCTTCAGGGCTGGGTTGACGCCATTGAGAAGTGAACATGACGCCAGAAGCCACCGAACTCGCCGTCGCCCTTTCGCGCATGCAGTCCATGAGCGCGGACCTGCAGGAGATCAAGGCAACCATGAAAGACTTGGCCAACGCAGTAGCGCGTCTGGCGGTCGTCGAAGAGCGTCAGGCGAACACGAGTGACAGCATCGGTCGCGCCTTCACCGAGATCAAGAGCCTGGGCGAGCGCATCGCCGTACTCGAGCAGAGCCAGCCGCTCAACAAGCACTCGAGCGACATGGTGCAGACCGTGACCAAGTACGTCGTGGTCGCCGTGCTGGGCGCGGTGATCTCGGGCCTGTGGGTGCGTCAGCCCTCTGTGCCCGCAGCCAACCCGCCCGCGATCGTGGGCAAGTGATCATGAGCAACCCCAACCCGCAGGCGCAGCAGCAGGCCGAAGACTTCGAGGGCTTCGAGCTTGACCTCGACTCCGACGCGCCCCTGGCGCCCGCTTGCCCGCTCAACCCGGGTGAGGGTGAGTGCGAGGCGTGTCAGTAGGTCATGGCGCGCAGAGGCAAAGACAACGCCATCGACTGGGACGCGATCGAGCGTCAGTTTCGACTCGGCACCAAAAGCAAAAGCCAGCTCGCCGCTGACTTCGGCGTTGAGCCCTCGAGCATTGGCCGACGCGAGAAGAAGTACGGCTGGGTGGCCAACAAATCCGAGGAGGTTCAGGCCACCCGGGAAAGCCTGCTGATCCAGGCTGCGCTGGGGAATGCAAACCCGAATGCAACACCCAGTGCATTAGAAGTCAAGGCTGCCGCCCAGCAGGGTGCCGACGTGGTGATGGGCCACCGCAAGGGCCTGGCCCGGCTCGGCGCGCTGCGTGACAAGCTGCTGGCCGAGATCGAGGCGATCACCGACAACCGCGAGCTGTTCGAGCAGCTGGGCGAGGTGCTGGACGAATCCGGCGAAGACGCCAACGGGCGCTTCCGGGCCGACAAGCAGAACGAGATCTACCGCAAGGTCATCTCCATGACGGAGCGGATCGACAGCACCAAGAAGCTCGTGGAGATCGACGAGAAGGTACGCAAGGGTGAGCGCGAGGCGTTCGGTATTGATGCCGAGGGGGCCAAGGGCAGCGACATCGACGCGCTGCTGGCCAAGATCGTCAATAGCGGCGTCTGATGCAGGGGCTCACAGAGGAGCAGCGTGAGGGGGCGGTCCGCATGCTGCGCGGCAATCTCGAGGTCTACGCGGCGCACTGCCTGAGCATCAGGGACAAGGACAATAAACTCCGGCCTCTACTGTACAACCGGGCCCAGCGCCATATCCACGAGCGGCTTGAGAAGCAGCTCGCCGAAACCGGCATGGTGCGGGCGATCCTGCTCAAGGGCCGGCAGCAAGGCGGGTCGACATACATCGCGGCCCGCTTCTACCAAAAGGTCACGCTGCGCGGGCAGAACGCCTTCATCATGGCCCACGAAGACAAGGCCACGACGAACCTGTTCAACATGGCCAAGCGGTTCCAGGACCACAACCCGCTTGCGCCAAGCACGAAGGCATCAAACGCTCAGGAGTTGCTGTTCAAGACCCTGGACTGCGGCTATAAGCTCGCGACGGCGGGCAGCAGTGACGTTGGGCGATCGAACACCGTGCAGCTGTTCCATGGCTCTGAGGCGGCCTTCTGGAGCAATCCAGCGGCGCACATGGCCGGCATTGGCAACACGATTGCCGACAACCCGGGCACCGAGATCATCCTGGAGAGCACGGCCAATGGCATCGGCAACCACTTCCA